ATCAAGCAAAGCTACAACTCGGCACGGGAGATTATCGGAAGCGATAGCACTCTTCAATCATTGTTCCAGAGGGCGATTGCGGCAAACGGAGCAGTCTACCACCATACGAATGAAGATGACCGGGCTGCATCCCTGCGTGAGCGCGATGAAGCATTTGAGGAAATCACGAACAGCTTGGGAACCTTCAAACAAGTAAGGTTCGCCGACTACATCAAAGACTACCTTGATGCAACGGAACGCCACGCTGACGCACTCATCAATTACCAGCAGACAAAGACTGAAATCCAAAACGCCGCAAAGCGTAAGGAACAGGAAGCACGAAACAAGTTCATCAATACATGGCACGATAGCTACAAACAGCAAGCAGCAGAGATTGAGCAAGAGTCCAGCATCTCTGATGACATCGCGGCCTACATGAAAGAAAAAGGAATCAAATACGACACATCGAAGGATGATGCTATTGCACTCATTGCCACCCAGCAATCGAGCGACGAAGCATCCGTTGATGAAATGAACCGACTCATCAATCAAGGCAGGGCTTACAAAAAGCTCCAAGCTCAAGTGAAGGCACTTCAAGAAATGGTGAAGGAGAAAGACGACTACATCGGAAAGCTCAAGGGAGCTTCGCGTGTTGACTCGACTCCTCGCGTTTCAGAATCTCAGCAACGGCGGATGAATGTGACTGAGGGACTGGCGGCAAAGCTGGCGCGATTCTCGCCATCTGGCCGCAATCTTGCAAGCGCGTAGCCCTGATCCAACAAAGCTGAAAGGGGAAGTGTGGAACTGCGACCATACTTCCCCTTTTTATTTTTATTAAAAAAAGATTTGACAGGTTTGTTATACCGATTATTTTTCGCAGCGAAATCAGATTATCCGAAAGCGTGAGCAATTAGGGCATAAGCCGATCTGAGCTTGAGAGTCACCGATCTCTCAAACAAACGGTATCTGGACTGTGGCGCGAGCCAACCTTGGGTAGACTCCAGCAGGGACAACAAGCACTCGCTTGGCGTTCCTCTGTGAATTGTTAGCGAGTCAACAACCAAACTAAACCTAAACAAACAAATCAAATGTCAGAACAACTCTACTTCAATAGTTGCGCCGAGATTGATAGCTTTTTCCGTGAAGGCCGTGAATATTTCAACGACCTTTATGTGAAGAAGCTCGTCACCAACTCGACCTACTTCACCCGTTTCGAGGAGCAAGCATGGCCCCTCAATCACACCACCGAGCAAAAAGGCTTCCGCTTTGGCCGTGGTTTCTATGATCCTTGCAGCCCGTTCCGCAAGATCGTTGACACCTACTGCAACACGGACTCCTGCGACAGCAAACCCGAAGTCATCCAACGCCCCGGCACGGAGAGCTACACTTTCGAGCTTCTCCGCAAAGAGATGACCACGGACTGGATTTGCGTTGAGAGCTTGCTCTATCGTCTCTTCCCCGCTGAAGAAATCCTTCAGTTTGAGGAGTCGAACGCTCGCATCACCAAGAATGTCCATGAGGAATTCCTCCGCGCCAACTACATCGGCGGTGCAGGCCACAAGTGGGTCGGTATCGTTAACGATGATGGTGTCTACTGCGGACTCCTCGATGACGCCGCTTGGTTCATCCCTGAGCATACTAACAACAACGAATCTGGTTACGACCTCTGCCACATCCGTGTCAAAGTCGCCGCTGCTGATCTGAACAAGATCGCTTATCTCTCGTTGGATATGCTCGACGATGCCCTCGTCGAACTCCAAAACGAAGATGACGCTTTCCGCCTCGACCTCTCTGAGGCCGCTGGGATGCCTCTCCTCGACATCGTTATCCCTGATCCTCGCGTTGGCCGTGGACTCTACTTCCAAGCCAAGCGCAACAATGGTTATTGGGATGCTAACACCGACTTCGACAGCCGCCTTACCAGCCTCAAGCTGGGCGTGAACCGTATCATCGGCGACTACGCTTTCGGTTACGACATCAACTCGCTCCGCTTCAATGCCGACACCGCATTCAATGCTACGCTTCCTGCGTTCAACGCCAGCGATGCCTCCACATGGCCTCGTCTCGTTCGCGTTCCTCGCTATGTGAAAGTGGCTCAAGAAAACGGCTGCTCGTATATCCCTAACCGCGACTACCAGAACGCAGACTTTGCGATCTCTGCCGCGATGGTGAACAAAGCGATGACCAAGTGGACGATGCCTTCCTCGACTGGATACGGCCAAGCCCAACAAATGACCCAGAACTACGCTGGCGATTGGGAATGGAAGAACCCAGATTGGGAGTGCAACCGCTGGCGCAAATCGGGCTTCTATCAAGCCCAGTTCCGCCTTGCCGCACAGGTCAAAGACCCGACCCTTATCCATGTGTTCCTGCATCGTATGCCGAAAGCCCGTAACCTCTACGGCTCCTGCTGCGAACTGAACACCTACACCCCATGCAGCACGAACCCTGATTGCTACTCCTGCGAAGGCGTAGGCGACATCGTTGCTCCCTAACCCGTAATCCCCATGCGAGGGGCGGGGAAACCCGCTCCTCAATGGGGGAAAGGAAAATCAAATGGCTTGCTTCACAGACCTTAGTTACGCAGATCGCTCCTATCAATTCGTTCTCACGCTTGCGAACGCCGCTGGTATTACTCCAGTTGGCCTCGGATGCTACAGCGCGATGAATAGCTCTGGTAAACTCTACCAGTTCTACATCGCACTTGCGACGATTGCTGGAGTCGAATCTCCTGTAACACAAAACTGCTTTGAGCAACAAACTGAAGACGCGCAGATGAATCTCGTTAATGAGGTTCTTGCGTCTGCTTTTGCACCTTAACAAAAAACTAATTAAATAATATGTCTAATCGACGCCCATATACTCCTGATCGGGTCGCTTTGTTCGGCCCTCAAACCATCAACCTCTTGGAAGCTGGCAACGCTGTCCTCGTTCGTCTCAACGATCAAGACACCCGTTTCATCGTTCAAGATGTGATCCTCGAAACTGTATACGCCAAAGGAACCACGGCCACCGACCCACAAGTTCGCGCCACCGATGGAACCAATGCGATTACCTCGACCCTCACCATTACCGATGCCCTCGACAATGTTGGTGGAGCCAATTACCTTGCGCTCGTTGCCAACCCTGTTCCTACGGTCAGCGGAACCGACACACTCACTCTTGAGAAGGTTGCCGTTGGTGCTGGTCAAGCTACCGCCACCCGCGCTCGCACGAATGGTGTTGCTACCATCGTGACTGGTGCTGCTCACGGTTTCACTACTGGCGACCTTATTACCATCGCTTCGATGACTAATACCAGCTTCAACGCTGTGGACGCTTGCGTGACCGTTGTGGACTCGACCACATTCACCTACGCTAATGCTGGTGCTGATGTGGTTTCTGGTGCTGATACCGCTGGACGAGTTGGCGCACTTAAAGTGAACGCCTACGCCATCGGCATCTACTGGTAATATCGTTAACGATAATCTTGGGGCGTAGAGGTTCAATCCCTCTGCGCTCCATACAACTGAATTTTTATGCCGACTAAAGAATGCTTTATGAGCGCAACAACTGACTACCAGTTGTATTATATCGCTCAAGCATTGTCGGAAACATCTGGATATGTTCTTCCATCTAGAGAATGCTTTATCAATCTTTCACCCGACTACCAATGGTATCATGTCTGGAAGGCATGGGGCGGTGGTAGCTAGAATCTAATATCGACTATGCCAATTGACTCTAAAGAATGTTTTGCCGCGCTGACTGAAGATGGTCAGCTTTGGGAGATTTACCAAGCAGCACAAACTGGTGGTGGAGGCGGAACACCAAGCGGCCCTGCTGGTGGCGATCTTGCTGGAACCTACCCAAACCCTACTGTCGATGGACTGCAAGGAAACCCAGTCAGCAATGCAGTCCCAGTCAACGGTCAAGTTCTACAGTTTGACGGAACAAGCTGGGTTCCCGGCTCTATTCCATCTGGCGGCTCTGGTGGTGGAGGAGTGGTTTACTTTTTTAATTTCAACACCGCTGCGGACGCTCCTGTAACAAACATACCGCAGACTCCAAACACAACGAAAGAGCTTGGCATCATAGCAGACACAACCACAACCTCGTATCTGTCGCCAATTTTATCTACAGCAAGCTACGACTTCCTTGCATCGTTTGTCACCGATTTAAATGTTCCTTCTGCCACGGCGATTCCTGCTGGCATTTGGGATTTCAATACATTCATAGAGTCAACTACAACGAATGCTGCGAACCAAATTTATTTTAAGATTGAGATTCTTAAATATGATGGGGTTAATGCTCCTACGCCTTTAGCGACATCGAATGATAGTTACATCTATGATCCTTCAGAAATCACGCAGTATGTAACATCTGTTGTGATGCCTCAAACTACGATTTTGGCTACGGATCGCATTGTAATCTATATCTATGGTCGGGCGCACCAAAACAACAATCGCCTAACTCTTCACTTTGGAGGTCAATATCCATCGCATACCCACAGCACAATGCCCAGCGTCACGGGAACTGGCGTGGTCAAAGTAATCAACGGAGTATTTCAAAGTCCAGCAACAACGATTGTTGATGCTGATGTTTCTGCTACAGCAAACATCGCGCAGTCAAAGATTGCAAACCTAACGACTGATCTTGCTGCAAAAGTCGGTGGATCAGTTGGCGCAGTAGATAACTCAGTTCTTCGCGCAGATGTTGGAACTGGCATTGTTCAGAATAGTGGAATTATTATTGACGATGTTGCAACGGCCACGCAAGACAATGTGGCTATTCGTAATAATAGTGCAGCCGCTAACTCTGCTATTGTCCTCACGCCGAAAGGCACAGGGGCGTTTATCCTCGGCCCCAAACCAAATGGCGCGGCAAGTGGTGGAAACGCTCGCGGAGCTAATGCGGTTGATTTACAAACAAGTCGAACAGCAGCAACTCAAGTTGCAAGTGGAGATCGTTCAGCAATTTTATCTGGTTCCAGAAATTCTGCTACAGGTAACGATGGAGTTGTTTGTGGAGGAACAAATAACATAGCATCTACAAATGGATTTGTCGGTGGAGGTAATGCAAACACAGCGTCGCCGTTTAGTGTGGTATGCGGAGGAGAAGGTAATAACACAGGTGGTGCAAATACTGCCTCTTTTATTGGAGCAGGGACTGGAAATATTTCCAACGCAAATGGGAGTGTAGTTTGCGGAGGAGGCAGGAATGATGTTGGAGGAATTAATGGGAACACAGCAAATGCAATAATGGGGTCTGTATTAGGTGGTTCATCCGCTCAAGCAGACCGATATGCAATGCAATCTCACGCATCAGGCCGTTTCGCCGCCCAAGGCGATGCCCAACGCGCACGGTTCGTTCTTCGTTGCAAGACTACCACCAACTCTGCTGTTCAAATGGCACTTGATGGAGCCACTACTTATCTCGGCATCCCATCTGGGAAAGTTATCGCCTGCACGATCAACATCTCTGGCGTGAAATCTGACGGCAGCGCAGTCGCTCACTATGTCCGCCAATACGCAGTCAAGAATGTCGGCGGCACATCCAGCGAAGTCTATGCTCCTGTGACTATCGGAACAGATAACGCCGCAGGAACAGTCATCGCTCTCTCTGCAAACAACGCAGATGACACTCTCCGCATCGCCGTGACTGGCATCGCCGCAGAAACATGGCGATGGGTAGCCTCGGTGGATGCAGTTGAAATTGGATACGGAACATAATACCATGCTAAGAACATACGGACTCATATTTCCAGACGGAACAAAATATCTTTCTAGCGTTGTGCTGGATGATGAAGGTAATCCACGAATTGACACCATTCGACCATACCCAGTTCCCGAAGATTGGGTTGATCCCACTCTTGTTGAGCTTGTCAAACAAGACCCTCCCGGCCCAGAGACGGAATGGGAAAGCTACCTTGAGTGGTTTACTGATCGAGTTGAAGTGCATTGGAAACCAATTAACAACTAAAATTTATGGCATCACCAGACAGACATTTTGCAAATGCAGCTATCTTTACTCACTCGACTGGGCTGACTCCAAATAGTGGAGACGCAGCACTCTATATCAAGAGTGACAACAAGGCTTACATCAAAGACTCAAGTGGTGCTGAATTGCCTATTACAGGAACAAAGACCATTGCTGTATTTAACGCGCTCGACAACCAGCCTCCCGCCACAAACTTTGCCACGCTGGATACCCGAAACAGTATCGCTATTCTCGACTTTGACGATACCACCGACGAGAGTGCAATATTCCTCAGCATCATTCCAGAAGCCACCGTTTTGACAAGCGGGTTATCCATTCGACTCATTTGGACTGCAACTACAGCTACATCTGGCGATTGCGTGTGGGATGCATCGCTGGAGCGAATGACTACGGACATCGACACGGATAGCTTCGACACCGCAGCCAGCGTGACAACGACCACTAACGCAACAAGCGGAGTTCCTAACTACTCAACAATCACTCTTACTACCATCGACTCGGTGACTGCTGGAGATGGATTCCGCCTCAAGATCAATCGAGACGCAAACAACGGAAGCGATACAATGGTCGGCGATGCCGAGTTGATCGCCGTCGAAGTAAGGAGCGCGGCGTAATGGCTTACGATTTCACAGCAGCGAGCAGTCAGTTTCTTTCTGTAGCATCAGCACCGGCAACAGTCGCACCGTTAACAATGGCCTGCTGGTTTCGCTCTGCAACAGTCACAACTGCGTATGGTTTGATTTGTTTAAATTCGACCACCGCAACAGATCGGCACGCTCTATTGTTGAGGGGAGACTTAGCTGGAGATCCTGTTTCTTTTTTTTCTGCCGCAGGTGCATCAAATGCGGCCGCGAATAGCACAACCTCATTTAGTGCTAACACTTGGTCTCATGCTTGTGGGGTTCTTTCATCGAGCGCAAGCAGGTCTGTTTATCTGAATGCGGGGGGGGTGGCTACAGAAACAACAAACTTGGCAACAACTGGACTAACCCAAACCTCTATCGGCGCTCAACGATTTTCAACATTTCCCTCAGGAACTAGTTTTATGGGGGGTCAAATCGCAGAAGTCGGCATCTGGAACGCTGCACTCACCGCCGCCGAAGTCGCCTCGCTCGCAAAGGGGATGACCTGCGACAAAATCCGCCCGCAGAATCTCGTCTTTTACGCCCCGCTCGTCCGCGATCTCATTGACCAAAAAGGCGGGCTGACCATAACTAACAACAACGCCGCCACAGTAGCAACCCACCCAAGAGTATATGCCTAACTACTACAACAAAACAAATCCGTCCGACCTCCGCGATTTGCCGCAAAGCCTCATTGATACATGGGAAGAAGTAAACAATCCTAAGCTGGAGGAGTGGATTCCTGCTCCACCTAAACCATCGCCAGATGCGGTGTGGGATAATGGACATTGGGTCATCCCTCCTCCACCTACATACACCGCAGAGCAATGGTTATCCAAAGAAGGTTACGGAGCCACACAGCTTGTAACACTCTTAGATTTATACGCAGCACTATCCGCAGCAGGAAAATCTTCTGTTAAGCTAAACGCAGTTAAAGCGTGGACAAATGCTGTCCTTGGTGAATATGTTCAGAACGCTCAACCCAAAGAAGACTGGGGAGCCGCGCCATATAACTTCAACGAAACTGTTGTAGAAGCCTATCAAGAACTCGGACAATGAATACACCTGACGGAAACATAGGACATGGGACTGGGTTTGCAGGGACAATCTTCAGCGTATTTGCAGTAATGATTTCTATGCTTCCAGAGTTAGATGTTTGGTTCCGAATTTTAGCTTCACTCTCCGCAATCATCGCCGCTTGGGTATCCATATATGTGATGCTTTTCAAACGGAAGAACAAAGAAGATAAATGAAATTATCGTTAACGATAATCGCGGTCGCGCTACTTTCCTCCTGCGTAAATATACCGATACCGCCGATTGGAAAGGATCAAGGCAAACTTGGTTCAGTCCAACTCAAATTGGCGGTATCGTATATTCCTTTAGTAAAACCACAGAACAAGACAGAAACAGAGAAAGAAGACCCGAATGTAAAATATGCATTTGAGCAATTCTCTAAAACCATAAAAGACAAATGAAAATCGTAAACATCATATTGGAACGCTTATCCGAGAACTCGACATGGAGAGGCATCATATTGGTAGCCACAGCTTTAGGTGTAAAGCTCGATCCAGAGTTGCAGAACCAAATCCTCGCCGCTGGCTTGGGATTGGTCGGCGTCATCAATGTCCTCCGTAAAGGCAAGTGAATAGGGTTGAGATAGAGAATATGCAAGCCCGTATTGGTGTAAAGCCAGACGGGTGGTGGGGGCCGAAGAGTATGGCTGCTCTAAAGAAGCACCTTGCTGCCATGTCTCCCAATCCTCCTATCTCACCAAAGCCTAGCACGAAAGCCTGCACAGAATTCTTTGGAGAACCGGGCCAAGTTGATATTGTCAGAATCAAGCCTCCATACAAAATGTATCTGTATGACGGGCCAGAGACGATCAGCGGAATTGCCATCCATCCAAAGTGTGCTGAAAGCCTAATGGAAATTCTTGAGGACTTACTAGACATCTACAACACTCCGCAAGCTAGAGACATTGCAGGCATCGACAAGTTCTTTGGAAGCTATGTAAACCGACCGCAGCGCGGAGGATCAGAGCCAAGTAAACACGCATGGGCAGCCGCAATCGACTTAGATGCGAGCAACAATGGTTTACACACAGTATGGCCTACAAGATCGCAAATGCCGCTACAGGTGATCGAGGTCCTCGCCCAGCATGGATGGATAAATCTAGGCGCGGTGATTGGAAGGGACTCCATGCACGCACAATTTACACAATGGTAATAGAATCAAGAGTTTGCAAAATCTGCAATCTAGAGAAGCCGTTAACTCTAGAGCATTACGCACTGAACTCTAAAAAGTCTGGGTATATGCTGCATTGCATAGAATGCAAAAGAAAACAATTTAGAGATTGGTATTACAAAAACCACGAAGAACAAAAGAAACGATCATTGATTTGGTATAATCAAAACAGGGAAAGATCGCATCTTCAAAATAAAAGATGGAGAACTGCCAATAGGGAAAAAAGAAACGAAATTACCAGAAAATCGTGGGCAAGGCATAGAGAAAAAAGAATAAAAGAAGCTGTTGCTTGGGGACAAAAAAACAAAAAAGCAAGGCTTGCCATTGCTCAAGCATATAGAGCTAGAACAATAAATGCCGAAGGAAGATTTACGAAAGAAGAATTTCAGCAAAGAATAACTGAGCAAAACAATCTTTGCTTTTATTGTGGATGCGAATTAATTGTCCCTGTTGCAGAGCATAAGATTCCGCTAGTAAGAGGCGGAACAAACTACATTTCAAATATTGTGGCTTCTTGCGCTTCCTGCAATTCATCTAAAGGAAAAAAGACAGACCATGAATTCCAAGAATATAGGAATTCAGCCAATAAAAACATTTGACTTAAACCCCAACTATCGTTAACGATAAAATTATGAGTTGCCACAATAATAGCGGATGCAGCCCCAGCGGATACCCAACCTCTAATAACGAATGCTGCACAGATGTAGCTTCATACACAAGATTTGCTTATAGCTCTGCACAGTCAGCTTATGCTAACGCTCAGAATGCAGAACAATCTGCTGAAGACGCCGCAACAACATTAGCCAATGTTGTTCAAAAAACTGGCGACACAATGACTGGGCTTCTCGTTCTTTCTGGTGATCCAGTCGCGGCATTAGGGGCATCTACAAAACAATATACAGATACTAGAGTTCTACGATCTGGAGACACGATGACGGGATTCCTGACATTGAATGCCGATCCAACAAACAACCTCCACGCCGCAACAAAAATCTATACTGATACCGCTGACGCACTAAAGGTTTCCAAAGCTGGCGATTCAATGAGTGGAGCTTTGACTGTAAATAGCACAATTACAGGAAACAGTATTGTATCAAATGGAGCTATCTCATCAAATGATTCTGTTGCTGGAATTGGATATGTGTCAGGCGCGGGTGCTTCCGTAACGCAGTTAATATCACAAACAACAGCCGTAATAATTAACAATATCTGTGGATCAATAGTATTGTTTTCAGCAGCACCAGTATTAAATACTTGGTATTCATTTACTGTAACAAATAGCGCAGTCGATGAAACAGATGTTATTCTAATCAATCAAAAAACAGGAGCAAACAAATACGACATCATAATAACTGCTGTTGCAAATGGAAGTTTCCAAGTATCATTTTCTTCTATTTCTGGAACTGCAAGCGAAGCTCCAGTATTTAACTTTGCCGTAATTAAAGCAGTAACATCTTAATCCTATGCCTTGCCAACCAGCACCTCCTTGCGAGCCTACATTCCCAATATTCTGCGAACCGCTTCCCACAACTACAGACGGAAGAAGGGTAGTTGTTGAAGACTCTGCATCCTGCCAAAAAACAATCGCCACAACTCCATTTCCTAGCATTCTAAAATCAACGAATGCAGGAACTATCGAGTGGGAGGGCGGATCGACAGGATCAGTTCTTTCTTACACTACTGCTGGCAATATTGAATTTGTTGACGGATCATCTACTGATCCTCTCAAATTGCCAAACGCAGCAAGCCACACATTGGACAATGTTCCAAAGACATTGGTTATGCTCGCAGATGGAACTGTGAAGGTATGGGAGCCGTATCTGACAGCAGACAAGTTCATTGCCTATTGGGATGGTGGAGACTGGCGCGTTAACACTCTCAACAGCATTCTTCCATCTGGACAAGGCGTATTGATACGTGACACAGCTAATACTCTTCAGATCGTTCCAAATGGAGTCTCTGGGTCATCTCTTCAGATGGTGGGAGCCTCTCCGCAATTCGTAGCAGCCGCACCAAACCAATTGCCACAAGGCTATCTATTTGGCCTTACAATTGAGAATAATGGTGGTTCTCCACTTGATACGCTCGATGTCAATATCGGACGATGCCGCAGTTCAGACAATACATCTGATTTGGTTCTTGCGGCATTAATGACCAAGTATGCAAATGTCGCTTGGAATCAAGGAACAAATGAAGGCGGATTGGACGCTGGTTCACTTGGAGCGAATCAGACATGGCACATATATGTGATCTCAAACTCTTCTGCTGTTGATGTCATATTCTCACAGAATGGAATTTCTCCAACGCTGCCATCTGGTTTTAGTTTGTATCGTCGCATTGGATCATTCACAACGAATGCTTCCGCGCAAATACGACAATTCTCTCAAGTCGGAAATAGATTTTATTATACAGAAAGACCAATCGTATCTCAATCTGGTGTTGCTCTTGGAACTGGAGGAAACCTAATTACTCTAAATGGAATTCCAAATGATCTGCGCGTAAAGCCAATCATTGCCACACAGATAACTTCTGCTGTTTCGTGGGCATTCTACGAATCATTGTCAATATATCCAAGCACTCAAATACCGGGGGCGAACAATACTACTGCAAACACATACCTGCGCCAAGGCCAAGCCGCAGCAATGGTTGGTGCTTACAGCTTGGAAGTGTATACCAATTCAGTCAGACAAATCGGAATTGATGTTAGCGCAGCAGTTACTGCTGGCGCATCTGGACTTTATGTGGATGTCTATGGCTGGTATGATGATCGCGGTCAGTATTACTAATGGCTACTGAGGGATCAGTTTTTGACGGGTTCACAAGTGTAATAGCGCAAGACGCTGATACACACCCTTCTTATTTGCCAGAGTCCTATGTATCCGAATCGGTCAACCGCACATTTCGCGGAGGGATTAATAGAACAAGACCGAGCATTCGCAACCTACAGATAGTTGCAGGAGAAGATCAGCCAGAAACTATCGTTAACGATATTCAGATAGGAAATTTCCAAGGAGCCTACGCATATCGTCGCACCAAGTTTGAGGCTAGTGACGGGATAGCAATTTCTGTATCTGGCACAATCTATTTTTTAAGGATAGTAAATAATATCGCATACGCCTACAAGCTCATTGAGGGTAACGATCCAGACATGATGCACACATGGTTTGTGCAGGCTGAAGACAGGCTTTACATACAAAACGGATATCAGAACGCAATTAGTTGGGGCGGCGACTTATCCGAGGCTGCATACCGACTAAATCCATTCGCTGGCAAGATGCCGATTGGAACGATCATGGAGTACGCTTTCGGGCGAGTATTCGTTTCAGACCGCTTCAACCGCATCTATGCATCTGACATTATCTATGGTAATGGATTCACAAATACTCTGAATACAGAAAACTTCACAGAGATCACATATTGGGCAGAGGGAGGTGCGTTCTCCACACCATCCATGATGGGGAATATTACAGGCATGAAGGTGATGCCAGACTTGGGAGATAACCTTCGCGGCCAAGGGGCATTGGTTGTGCTTTGCGGGAATGGAGCATTCTCGATGGATGTCAGTCTTTCTAGAACGCAATGGAACACATCAAATATCCAACGCATCTCACTTCTTGGAAGGGGATGCACAAGCCCATATCTGACTACTGTGAATAGCGAACTATGGTTTCGCTCGCATGACGGATGGGCATTCTACTCCAATAGCCAAACAGAGTTCTACCGCTATTTCTCCATGAGAAAACTGTCTCGTGATGTGAACAAATGGGTTTCGCGTGACACGGCTTGGCTGAAGCAATTCGCCAGCACTATGTTTATTAACAACTACTTGATAAATACAGTAGCTCCGCAAACAAAAAGCACACAAAAAGAAAACGGAGTGACTGGACTGCATAGATACCATCGCGGGATGGTGGTTCTTGACTTAGACCAAGGATCATCTCCAAACCCTGACGCTCAACTTTCTTTCCGTTGGAATGGACTTTGGACTGGTGTTCGTCCAACCCAATTACTTTCTTCGTTGGTAAATGGAGAGCAAAGAGGGTTTGCTTTTTCATTTGATAATGACAATAAGAATCGACTCTATGAAATCACAAATGTCCGTGGTGCAGACTACGGCACTAATGGAACTGTAGAGATTGAATCATTCTTTGTAACTGGCAGGTATGATTTCAGCAGAACCCAACAGACAAATAAATTCCTTCGCAAGAAAATAACTGGAGGAGAGATGTGGTTGTCTGAAATCCCCGGCGAGGTAACGAGCTATGTCCAATATAGGTCGGACTCCAATCCATGCTGGAACAATATCAAAGAACCTAGCACATTTGGATGTCCTCCATGCTCTCCTATCGTTAACGATAATTGCTATCCAAGGCGCGGAGGAAATCTTTTCAAGCGATATAAATTCAACACACCAGACCCAAGTGACTGCAATACGATTGATGACATTCCCGCTGTAGAGGGAAGCGAGTTTCAAATCAAGATAGGACTAACAGGAAACGCAACCGTGGATCGAGTTAGGTTAATGGCAAACATTAAGAACAACGAAGATAGTCCAATTGGTGATTGCCCATCTGACGAAGATGGTTACGAATGCCCTACATTTTTGTGTTGCCAAGAGCGTTATTGGGACTACTCTATCGCGCAAGGTTAATTTATGGACAATCAAACTTCATCTCCTCAATTGGTATTCCCAAATGTTCCAGACGATTTCTGTCCTACTGGAAATTGGACTGAGGTTTTGCAAGCATTTGTTGATGAGGTTCTATCTAATGGAACTATCAATGTGCCGGGGCTTGGAGATGTGACTCCAGCAGAAATCCAAACAATCAATCAAGAAATCCAATCTCTACAGAACCAAGTGGAGGCTTTGGACACAATTCAGATACGAAGGGGAGTGTATATTGGAGTTGGCTCTGGAGATAGCACGGTTCCAATTAATTTTGCTTCCGACATGACCACAAGCGATTATACTGTGACTCTAACTCCAGTTCTCCCTTCATCGCCAATTACTGCTGCCTCTCCAAATCTATTTCTCCTAAATGGAACTAAAGCTATTTCTGGATTTACTGTTGCCATTGAAAACAATGGAACTGCCCCAGCGACTACAATAACAAGTTTTGAGTGGATGGCTATCTACTCAGATTAACAACAAACCAAACAAATAATATGACACCTCTAAAAGGAACTGATCCAAAACTCGTCAGCGGTGGTTCTTCCACCCGTGGAACCATCCGTGAAGGAATGGGCAATATGCCTAATCTCGGAGCTAAAACTCCTAGCCCTTATAGCTCTAAACCACTTCCTACGGTTGGCAAGCCTGTCACCCAGTTCGGTGGCCCTCGCTAATTATCGTTAACGATAAACCCTATGGGTGATACCCTCGCAGAAATGGTCGAGGTGGTTAAGGGCTTCGT